TTTAACCACTTGTGATGAAAAAAGGGCTTGACATGTCTATATTTTTCTGTTACACTATTGACATCTTGTCACACACGTGGTAAACGAGGATATGTCAGAGTCTGAACAGAACACGCCAGTAAAAAGAGGACGTGGACGGCCTAAGAAGTCGGAAGTAGAAGCTAAGAAACGTGGTAATAGGGGTGTCCGTGGACGGCCTCCTGGCGATGCTGCCCGCATCAATGAATTTAAAGCAAGACTGCTTGCAACTTCGGGTGATAATGTCATTAATAAAATTATTGACATTGCTCAGAATGATGAACATCCAGGACAGATGGCAGCGTTGAAGATGTGTATGGATAGAGTGTTGCCATTGTCTTATTTTGAAAAGGATAAAGCTACAAACGGACGTAGTAATGTGTCTATTACAATTACAGGTATTGGTGGTGATACAACAATTGTCGGTGGAGAAGAACAAGAAGATATTGTTGATGTTGAATACACAGAGGTAGGTAATGATTAGTAGTGAATTGTTGGAAACAATTAAAGAAGACTTAATTAAGCATGAAGGATATAAACAGGAAATATACTTATGCTCTGAAGGTATTCCAACATTTGGTATTGGTCATGCAGTTAAAGAATATGATGTTGAATGGACATGGCCTGTAGGCACTTTCGTTGAAAAAGAACGTATAGATAATGCATTTCAACAAGACTTAGATGATGCTTGTTCTGATTGTGCTGCTTTGTTTTTACAATTTGCTTCTCTTCCAGATCAAGTCAAACGTGTATTAGTTAACATGGCTTTCAATCTTGGAAGAACACGTTTAGGAAAGTTTAAAAAGATGATTGGTGCTGTCAATGAAGGTAGGTGGTCTAAGGCTGCAGATCAAATGATGGATAGTCGTTGGTATGGTCAAGTAGGACGTAGAAGCGTTGAGCTTGTAGAGATGATGCGGAAGGCATAATGAACTTATTCGATCTGTTTAAGAAAAAAGAATTTAAGCCTGAAACATTCTCAGGTACAGATGAATTTTTACATGTCAACACAATGGACGATACGTTAACAGGGTTTGAAAAAGAAAGACCTGTGCGTGGACACGGTGTGTCTGTTCTTGGCGATGCCTTGTACATGTCTGATAAGACAGATCGTAAATGGTTTGCTCCTGGTACAGATGTAGGCAGTTTTATGGCTGCTGAGTCGGGAGCACCTGAAGGTGTATACAAGATTAAAACAAAGTTTAACAATGCACTTGTTGTAACACCACAAAATATAACAGATGTAGAAAATAATTTATTACAAGGTATTGAAGCAACTCCAGGTACATACGGTGGAAGTACAGAATTAAGACAACGCTTGCAAGACCTAGGATATGATGGTTTGGTAGTAAGAGGTTTCGATGAACTTCCTCAGTCATATTATAATCGAGAGTTTGGACTAAGGGAAAGTCCATTAACAAATTTAACACAAGACCAAGTTATTGCTTTTGATCCTGCAGAATCTGTACAGAACATAAAAGAAGTGAGTCCACGTGACTATCACAAAGCTCTGATTACAAAAGCAGAAGGGAAAGCAATTGAACGTAAATCGAACAATCTTTCTGATGAGATTGTATTCGGTAAGCCAGGCGATCCTGACATTTATTATCCAGAAGATTTAGAAAATTTACCAGAAGAAGAAGTAAAACAACTAAAACCTAGACGCAATACATACGATATTGATTATGATAAACGAAATAGATTAAGAGAATCTGTTACAAATCGTATGCGTACATCTCCTGAAGCACGTCTTATTGGGCCTAACGTAGGTAAGGTTCTTGGCCTAGCAGGACTTGGATTGGCTTTAACAGACGCTAAAAAAGTATATGCTGAAGGTATGGAACAGGACTTAGGGCCAGTTGTCTCAAGCCTTGCTGCAGGTGGTAAGTTTGCTTATGATACAATTGCTCCTGCATTCACAATGATCTTTGACTCACCTGAAGTAGGAACAGGTAGTGATGTTGTCCCTGAAGGTGATATGTTTATTGATCAATATGTAACAGGCACGAGCATGCCTCAGTATACATCATTAGAACCTGATGAAGACTTGTTTAAAGGAAGTCTGTGAGCGATCTTAAAGTAGAGCTTCTTCCCTGGCAACAGGAGGTAATGGAAGCAACGGAACGATTTAAGGTGGTGGCAGCAGGGCGTAGATGTGGTAAGTCTCGCCTAGCTGCATGGATGCTTGTCATTAACGCCCTACAAAGTAAATCAGGACATGTATTCTATGTCGCTCCTACACAAGGACAGGCTAGAGACATTATGTGGGGTGTGTTGTTAGACATTGCACATCCCATCATCACAGGCAGTCATGTCAACAACATGCAAATCAAGCTCATCAATGGTGCAACAATATCATTGAAAGGCGCAGATAGACCTGACACGATGCGTGGTGTTAGTTTGAAGTTTCTTGTCATGGATGAATATGCTGACATGAAGCCTTCAGTGTGGGAAGAAGTGTTAAGACCAGCACTTGCTGACCAGAAAGGTCATGCCTTGTTCATTGGAACGCCTAAAGGCCGTAATCACTTCTACGAACTGTATAAATATGCAGACTTTGGTGAAGACGATACGTACAAGGCTTGGCATTTCACATCGTATGACAATCCCTTGCTTGACAGTGAAGAAATTGACACAGCAAAGAAGAGCATGTCTTCTTATGCATTCCGTCAAGAATTCATGGCATCGTTTGAAGCACTTGGTAGTGAAATCTTCAAAGAAGACTGGGTGCAGTTTGATGATGAAGAACCAGAGATTGGTGATTTTTACATCTCTGTTGACTTAGCTGGTTTTGGTGAAGTTGGAAAGGGGAGTAAGGGTAAGAATTCTCGTCTTGACCAAACAGCTATTTCTATTGTAAAAGTGAGTGAGAATGGATGGTGGGTGGCTGACATTGTTCACGGACGCTGGGACATTAAGAAAACAGCCAGGAAGATATTTGAAGCTGTAGAGCACTACCAGCCTCTTGCTGTTGGTATAGAAAAGGGAGCCTTGAAGAATGCTGTGCTTCCTTATTTAACAGATTTGATGAAATCAAAACAACGCTTCTTTCGTGTAGAAGAATTAACACACGGTAATAAGAAGAAAGTGGACAGAATTGTTTGGGCGTTGCAAGGACGCTTTGAACATGGTGCAATAACACTCAATGAAGGAGATTGGAATAGTGAGTTTTTAGATGAATTGTTTCAGTTTCCAAATGCATTAGTGCATGACGATTTAGTTGATAGTTTGGCTTACATTGATCAATTGGCAAAAGTAGCCTATTTCTACGACTATGATGAAGATGACTTTGAAGTACTTGACCCTATAGCAGGATATTAACATGGATTATGATCACAACCAAGAAGACGTAGGCTCATTAGAAGGATGGGTGATTCATAAGTGTAACCAATGGCGTGATCACTTTGAATCAAATTATCAAGAAAAGTTTGATGAATACTATCGTCTATGGCGTGGTATTTGGGCAGAAGAAGATAGCATGCGAGCGTCTGAGCGTTCACGTCTAATCAGTCCTGCATTACAACAGGCTGTTGAAAGCTCTGTTGCTGAAGTAGAAGAAGCAACATTTGGACGTGGTAAGTGGTTTGACATTACAGACGACTATCAAGATCAGATGAAAGCAGATGTTCAGATTTTGCGTACACAGCTTGAAGAAGATATGAAGTTTGCTCAAGCACGTAAAAGCATTGCCGAATGTCTCATCAACTCTGCTGTATTTGGTACAGGTATTGGTGAAATCATTCTTGATGAAGTGAAAGAACTAAAGCCAGCAACCCAGCCAATTATGGAAGGTAGTATGGAGGCTGTTGGTGTTACTGAATCAGACAGAACACTTGTCAAACTACGTCCTGTTATGCCTCAAAACTTCTTAATTGATCCTGTTGCAACATCTATTGATGAAGCACTTGGTGTGGCAATTGATGAGTTTGTTCCTTTACACCAGGTCACACAAGCACAAGAAGCCGGTATTTACTTTGACGTTGACGTTGCTGTAGCAGCCCCTGACACGGACATTGAACCCGATCAAGACCTCACCATCTACATGGATGACAAGGTTCGTCTAACGAAATACTATGGTCTTGTGCCTACGTATCTTCTCAACGCTATCAATGCTGACGGTGAAGAAGACGAATCTGCAGAAGAAAATGAAGAAGGGCCAGAATACACAGAAGCAGTGATTGTCATTGCTAATGGTGGCACTTTACTTAAAGCTGATGCCAATCCTTACATGATGCAGGATCGTCCTGTAGTAGCCTTTCCTTGGGATGTTGTACCTGGACGTTTCTGGGGTAGGGGTATTTGTGAGAAGGGCTACAACGCACAGAAAGCTCTTGACACGGAACTACGTGCTCGTATTGATGCCTTGGCACTCACTGTTCATCCAATGATGGCTGTGGACGCTTCTAGGCTCCCTCGTGGTGCTAAGTTGGAAGTACGTCCGGGTAAAGCAATCTTGACTAATGGTAATCCTGCTGAGATTCTACAGCCATTTAATTTTGGACGCTTAGATCCAAATACATTTAACCAAGCACAGACACTACAACAGATGGTGCAGATGGCTACAGGTGCTATTGATGCTGCAGGTATCCCTGGATCTATCAATGGTGATGCGACAGCAGCAGGTATTTCAATGTCCTTGGGTGCTATTATTAAGCGTCACAAGCGTACATTGATTAACTTCCAAGACTCATTCTTACTACCCTTTGTAACTAAGGCTGCACACCGTTATATGCAGTTTACACCCGACTTGTATCCTGTACAGGACTTTAAGTTTGTTGCTTCAAGTTCGTTGGGTATTATTGCTCGTGAGTATGAAGTGACACAGTTGGTACAATTGTTGCAAACAATGAGTCCAGAGTCTCCAATGTATCCTTTGTTAATTCAGAGCATTGTTGACAACATGAACTTGTCCAATCGTGAAGAAATTATTCAAGGATTGCAACAAGCAAATCAACCCAATCCAGAACAGCAACAAATGCAAATGCAATTGCAACAGCTTCAGATGGCTAAAGAACAAGCTATTCTTGAATACACTCAAGCGCAAACAGCAGAAGTGGTATCACGTATTCAACAGAATCAAGTGGAAACACAACTACTGCCTGTTGAAGCAGAAACAGATCGTTATACTGCTGTCCTAAAAGGTATGGGTGCCGATCCTACTGAAGCAGAATTTAACAGACGAGCGAAAATAGCGGAGCTTGCGCTTAAACAGCGTGAGATTGAAACGAAAGAAGACATTGTTGAAATGCAAATGAGAGGTAAGTAATGGTAGTTACTAAAAAAGAGTTCCAAGAAGTTATTGAGCAAATGAATGACATCTTGACAAAGCTCGACAAACGTATTAAGGAATTAGAGGAAAAACCTACACGTAGCACAAAGACTGTCAAGAGTCAAGAAAACACTTGACATTTAGATAAATTTATGCTAAACTAATTGTATTAATACGAGGGAGAAACTCATTTGAGTCCTGAAGAAAACAAATATTATGATAATTATTTTGATCTCTTTGTATCAGACGGTTGGAAACAATTTATTGAAGAGGTCAATGAAATTCTTGATAAACATCGTATAGAAGATATCAAGAGCGAACAACATTTAGCCTTTGTTAAAGGCGAACGTGATGCCTTGTTCAGAATCCAACGATTTGAAACAGGTATTAGATCAGCTTATGACGTATTGACGGAGCGTGAAAATGCTTAGGCGATACGATTATAAATGCACTACATGCAAACACATAGAAGAGCAATGGGCCGATTCAAAGGATAACCAATTCTCTACTTGTCTTGAGTGTGGTGAAACATCAGAACGGATAATCTCTCCTGTCCGAACACATTTCGTAGGTCACGGTTGGCCTGATAAAGACGATAGGTGGGCTAAGGATCATGAGAGAGCCGCTCGTAAATAACCTTCCATAATGCTACGGCACGGAGTTTAACAATATGGCACGTTTTATAGATGAGAGTCCCGAATATCAACCTGAAGACGGGGAAACGCTCACCAGCTTAACTGAAGAATTAGAAGAGATTGAAGAACAGATTCCTGAAGAGGAACAACCTGATCAACCTCAACAACAAGCAGTAGAAGAAATTCCTGAAAAGTACCAGGGCAAAGATATCAAAGATATTGTCCGAATGCATCAGGAAGCAGAAAAACTTCTAGGCAAGCAATCTTCAGAAGTCGGTGAACTCCGCAAAATAGTTGATGATTTCGTCAAGTCTCAGATTGCCACATCAAGCCCACAAAAACAACAAGGCGAAGAAGACGAGTATGACTTCTTCACTGACCCTGACAAAGCAATAGCTAACGCCATTGCAAACCATCCGTCTGTTAAACAGGCAGAAGAAACGTCAATGGTCATGAAGCAACAAACTATCTTCAACAAATTGCAATCAGAACATCCTGACTTTATCGAGATTATTCAAGATAGTGGATTTAAAGATTGGGTAGGTGCTTCTAAAGTGCGTACAGAACTTTATGAAAGAGCCGACAAACAATTTGATTATGACAGTGCAAATGAGCTTTTAACACTCTGGAAAGAGCGTCAAAACATTGTAGCTGAAACTGCAGAAATGCAGAAAGAAGATAGAAAACGCCAGGTTAAGGCAGCGTCTACGGGCAATGCACGAGGATCTGGTGAACGTCCTAGTCGTAAAGTCTATCGCCGTGCTGATATTATTAAACTAATGCAAACAGACCCTAACAGATATCAAGATATGGCGGCTGAGATTCGCCAAGCATATGCTGAGGGTCGAGTCAAATAGCTATTATAGGAGACCTTTACGATGGCTAACTTAACTCCCGCAAGTAACAATACCGTTACTTTAGCAAATGCGGCTACGTTCATTCCAGAACTGTGGTCAGATGAAATCATTGCGGCGTACAAGCAGAACCTCGTTCTCGCTAACCTCGTAAACAAAATGCCTATGACTGGTAAGAAAGGTGATACTCTTCACATTCCTAAGCCTGTCCGTG